GCAGTAATTGCGCCTTTGTCTGTTACTTCACGGACATCGTAGTGCGAAGTACATTGCGTCTATGTCATGCCTCAGACCTAAGAGCCATTTGAATGGCATAAGTACTTAGGAGTAGGAAACTATAGAGGGCGCGATTGCTGCGTTTTAAAGGCTGGGCTCTTTCGAGCCGTGCCTGTTGGCTAACTTGGCTGACCTACATTAGGTGGGCTTAGCCTCCCACCTAGGAGAACTTCAGTGAGCGGAAACAAGGATACTCCGTGTAAACGGATATTCATTTTGAACGGTGGACTCTTTTACGAGGGGAACTTCATACGAGGTTCCGCGACGAGAGAGATCAACTGGACAAACTACACCCATCGTAGTCCGAATCTTCCAAATTGGAAGGCTAGGAAAGCGGCAGGGTTGGATGTTACCACTTATCTCGAAGCGTTTAATCGCACTCTCGAAATCAACCCTCACGGGGCGACTAGAGATGGTTACGGCAATAAGCCTGACTATAGCTTCACTACCGGATCGTGTCAAACTTTCGACACGGTGTTTGTTCCGGATGGTGGGTATGGCGATTACGACTCCGGTTTTCAAAACCAGGCCGTCGATAAGGCGTACGTTAATTTCGTAAACTCATACCAAAAGGCAGTTCAAACTGTCCAAGGTGGCCAGTTCATCGGTGAGCTACGTGAAACGATACACTTTATTAAATCACCGGCTAAATCCCTCGCAACGCTAACGCGTCACTACCTCGGCAATATGCGCGATATCAATAAAAGATATAAGCGGATTGCTAAAGACAGTGCGTTTTTAAGCGCGGCTACTGGGAGCTTTCTTAGCTGGCAGTTCGGTGCAAAGCCATTGATGAATGACATCGCTGACGGTAAAAAGGCGTTAGACCAACTTTCTAGTGATACCTATCACAGAAAGGGTCAGCGCTTTATCGGTAGCGGTGAAGTTCACCATGTTACGGCTGATGGGTTCCGTGCTCCAGGGCATTTCGCTCTGAGTGGCGGGCTTAGCTTTGGTACCAGTACATGGTATCCGGTTAAGCGCACCTATTTGAACTCTGCAATTATTCGCGGAGGTCTGTACCCTCGCACGGGGACTAATTTAGCGGATTTTCCGCTAGATTCCCTAGGACTCGGTATAGAAAACTGGGTCCCAACCGTGTATGAGATCTGTCCATTTTCATGGATGGCTGACTACTTCACCAACCTTGGTGACGTGATTGCTGCTGCGTCTTTTGGATTCGTTAATCTCTCCTGGAGCAACATGACACAGCAACAGACTATTGAGTCTCACTGTGGTCATATGCGCTCATTTAACAGGCCGGATTCCGGCGGGTCCGATCCACCTCCGAGTGATGGCTATGCCTACTCTCTTGGTGGCGCGGTAGTTGACAAGCACAAACGTACATCTCGCGGTCCCATGCCTCAAGGACATTACTTTCCCGACATCAGGTTTAAATTGCCTGGCTTGGGTCAGTCCTTGAACTTTACTGCAGTAATCAACGAGCTAACCTCTAAAAAAGGTCTAATTCGCTAGCTGCAGTGGGATCTCCATCTAACTAACTGGAGTGCGACTAATTATGGCTCTTTTGACCAGCCCCGTGACCGGGCAGACCCAGACGGGTCTCACGTCACCTACGTACACGCTCACCGCTGATTCCGCCCCTGACTCGAATGGCCAGCAATATGCTGTCACCGCGTTGGGTGGGACACAGACGGGCGTCGTAGCACACAGCAACAGTTCGCCCTTCACGCTGACCTATTGGAAACCGAAGTTTGTTCGGCTCAAGGGTCGTGTGGGTGCGAATGGGTACTCGCTGATCAATAACCCGGTGAATTCGTATAAGCTTGTCACCCGGAAGGGTGTCTCGCCTCTGACGACTGCTCCATCCGAGATCATGACCGTCACTACGACGATCACGGTACCGGCTGGTGCAGAGGGCAACGATCCGCTGAGTATCAGGGCAGCGCTTTCCGCGCATTTTGGAGCCCTGGATCAGTCTAGTTCTGCTGTTGGCACTTTGGCCATTAGTGGGGTTATGTGAAGTACCTAGTCCTGCTGGTGATCTGTGTAATGATCACCGGCGTGCTGGCTCTGAACGTACATACTATTGCTTTACAGCATAGATGTACCCCTGCGACATCTGAAGAGGCCGAATAGCGCCTGATTCCAAAGGAGAGGGTTTGTATGTCAGATGTGACTAGAATACTCAGCTCCAACCTGTTCTTCGATCTGCGTGGCCTATTCACCGACTACCAGCTGCGCTTAATTGCAGATGGTGGCCAATTATGGCCTGATGCTACGCCCCTTGAAGCTCAATGCTTCATGCTGGCGAACTCGCTCGTTAAGAAGTACAACGACGAGGATCGTCCATCCAAGCGGGCTTGTAAGACCGCCTTGGAAAAGTTCATCGCAGTAAATCAGCGATGCGATGAGTGGGCTTTAAGCATCAACAGTGAACGTGATGCCGAGCTTGTGGGGACGCTTAAACAGATCCTCTATGAGTTTTGGTATTATGCTCCTGATGAAGGTTCGGTACTCGACAGCCTTAGTGCAGCGATGCACAGAGGTGATGTTGGTAGTGGATCGTCCTGTCTTTCAAGGGCGCCCGACTACTATACCAAATTGTTCGACGGACCTTTAACTTGTACGCGGCCAGGCCTCCTGGATTATTGGAGGCAGACGATGACGTTACATCCCCTATGGTCTAATGCTGAACGCACTAGACACACAAGGTATGGGGAGTCCATCGTAGCAGGTAACGTACTTAGCTTCGTCAATAAAAACGTTGACACAGCGCGGTGCATCAGTACTGAGCCCACTATTAATATGTGGTATCAGCTTGGTGTCGGGAATCTCATTAGGGATCGTATGAAGGAGTTCTTCCATATTGATCTAGAGACCCAACCCGCCCTAAACGGCGAGCTAGCACGGATTGGCAGCTCAACAGGTCTGTATTCAACCATAGACCTCGAGAGTGCGTCCGACAGCATGTCGATGCGGATGGCTAGAGTCATTTTCCCGAAAGGGATGTTACAATGGCTCGAACTGTTCCGTTCACCGGTATGCCGACTTCCTGGTAACAGGATGCTGGCCTTAAACATGGTGTCTACAATGGGAAACGGTTATACGTCCCCATTACAGACGCTACTGTTTAGCTGTGTCGTTGCTGCTGTTTACAAACTGCGTGGCATTGATTTGCGCGCGGGTCCGCACGTTCCGCTTAGGCGGCCGACAAGTCCTTTTTCCAAGGCTGCCGGTGAGCTTGACGATCCGCGGTACGACCCTTACGGGAAGCACTTCGGCGTGTTCGGTGACGACATAATCGTCGACACTGCGGCAACCAATGAGGTGATTCACCTCCTTGAGTTGATCGGGTTTGTTGTGAATCGCAGTAAGACCCATGTTGTGGGTCCGTTTCGTGAATCCTGTGGGAGTGACTGGTACAACGGCACTCCCTGCCGAGGCATTTACATTAAACGCCTGGGTACAGCGCAGGATCATTATGTAGCCATCAACACACTGAATCGCTGGTCTGCAATGACCCTAGTAGCCCTTCCCTCTTTAGTGGGTTGGTTGAGACAGCAAGTTTCTATCGCTGCTCCAATCATCCCTTTTGACGAGGATGATGCTGCTGGAATCAAGGTGCCGATTGACCTGGCGCCCCAAATAAAGCGAGGCCTGTACGGAACATGGAAATACCGAAAGGATGTTCCATGTTTTGCGGGGTTCCGGGTTACCGGAGACACGCAGTTCAATGTACAGATAGTGCCTGAGACGCATGGTGATGGGCCGGTGGTTAGCCGCAGGGTTAATCGTGCTGGGCTGTTGCTCTCCTTCTTGGGTGGTTACATGACGGGTGGTACTGTTAGCGAGGCTAAAAGACTCGTACGGTACCGAACGAAGCATGCGCTCACTCCGCATTGGGATTATTTCCCGATAACGGAAACCGACACTAAGATCGGTACTATGTGGCGCAGACCGTGTCGAGGTTACAACTTCGACTTTGCAGCCTGGTCAGCTGCAGTTACATGTAACTTGTATTAAGTACACGTAACACGTGCGTG